ACCTGCTCTCTGCTCACCACTCCGTCAGAATAAAAACCATCTGCAGCGCAGGTAGTTAAATCTGCATCGTCATATACTGCTGATGAGTTTGTTAATGTTGTTCCGTCTAAATAAAATATTGCCATAATTTAACTTTCTTATTTTTAGCTACAAGGTTGACCTTGACTTATTGAATTTAATCCCGGGTCTACTGTACCTGTTTGAGCACATATTGTTTCTTGGTCTTGACCACTTGCTCCTCCAATACTTCCACCTGCTGCATTCCCCTCACAATCAATGTAAGAGTAACTCTGTCCTGTTCCTGATGTTGTAAACAAAGTGTATAATGAACAACCACTATCAGATATATCACACTTTTCGTAATCACCACAATCAACCGTATCGCTTGATTGTATAGTTGCATTAGGAGTATCATTTGTTATCTCAAATAATTCACCACAGAAAATTGTAGTACCTTGATTTTGACCAACACCTGCTCTGTATTGTACTGTATTACCTGTTGTAAGGCTTCCAAACGTATCCTCTACAATCCAAATGTAACCTGTATCACAATCTATCAATTTATATTTTAAGTCCGGTAAATCACCGCAATCACAACAAGCCGAAGTAGGTGAGTCTCCAAAACATAATTCCATTGGAGTGCTCGTTCTATAATCCCAAATCAAATATAACTTATCTCCTGCTGAAGGCATATTGAATTCAGCAAAGTATGATGTGTTTCCATTAACAGGAACATCAATTGGGTTAGCAGTATTTGCTGCCGATAATAAATCCGCAATACCTTGTTGCCCACTACCATAAGATGTATTTGTTCTTAGATATTTGAACTTATCTGAAGCTATGTCAAAGTTATAGTCATCACCGTTGTTTACATTCTTGTCTGACATTATCTTAATAACTGCAGAGTTAGCCGGAATTACACCACCACCTTGTTGACCAAAGATTTGTGCGAATAAAGAAACAATTGCTCCTTGACCCGAGTTAAACACCACCGTTTCTGAATGTAATGGAGATATAAATGTTCCGTCAGTCCATCTATACTTATCCGTTATCTGTAAACCTGCATCAGCAGTACCTCCTATGTGTACAAGATAGATTGTTATATCGTCAGCATCAGGACAATTTACTGTAAATGTTATATCAGTTCCAATTGGTCCTGAAATATTTAAAGAAACTTCTTCCTCATTTACTACGTTCTTGTTAAATGTTAACGTACCATCTCCTGTAGTTTGTCCTGTAGTGTACGTGTTTGAGTTGTACTCTGCAGTTATAGTTGCAGTACCATTGTTAATACCATAGTCAATATCAACATTACCAACTAACACACCAAGATTAAAGCAAACATCATATCCACCTTTTGTTGAATCGTTAATAGTTAAAGATTGGGTTACACCACAATCAAGACAAATAACGTCTGTTGGTAGTTCTTTAAGATTAGATGAAAGAACAAACTCATTCATATAAGGGTCATATCCACCTAACTTTTGAGTATTAAAAGAATTATTAAATAAATCTCTAAACCAAGGTCTCATGCCCTGTTGAGATATAACTTCTAATTGTTCGTTCTGACCTGCAGTTCCTACAAGTCTAAGTACTGCACCACGCTTAGCATCTGTAAAATACTTATCAGCACCATACATAGCAAAACTTTCAGGGTTGTGGCTAATACCAAACTCTTCGCTTCTTGCAATCTGAGTACCTAATACTTCAGGAACAGACGTTAATGAACTGCCACCTGCTGCATCAGAAAGTAAATTTTTACCTGCTAATACATACGATATTCTATCTTCTTGTAATACAAGTATATCAGTCCTTCTCCCTACTATTTTCATAGCAGGTCCAAACGATTGCTCTAATGCTTTAAAGTTTAACAAGCCTCCGTTAAATTCATTTAGTTTATTAATGTTAGATTCTGAATTATAAACACCACTATAAGTTAAATCTGAACTTCTTCTTTCTAAATCAAATAACTTAGAATCTGTGGTCAATGCTCTGTTACCTAAAACAAGTGGTTTACCTGTAATAGCATCTTCTATTTTATAACTTTCAACACCATTACCAAAAGCATAACAGTTAAAGAATTCTGTATTTATAATTGCAGGTATACCATTACTAACACTTTGGTTTTGAATATTTCCTTCGTGTTCTCCTATAGCGGAAATTGGATATGAAGTTGAGGACTCATACCATAAATCAGGCGCTGAATCTTGAGGGTCTGATTCAAATACAATTAAACCATTTGCTCTAATAACTTCTATATGCACATTTAAGTATGCATTTTTTCTTTTACCTCTATATCCTTTTGTGCTTTTTACACCAAGGTAAGTTCTTGTACCATTGTTGTAAAATTGCATATAGATATTACCCACACTACAAGGACGATTACGTACATCGCTTCCGTCTCCCGATTGGTAGTTAGGACCGTCAACACCTGTTCCTTCAGTATCTGCTTGTTGTTCTAATGAACCTGCAATATTATCCCCATTAAACCAATCTTGAAAAGATGGATATTCTTGAGAAGCTACAAACGTAGCATCAACATCCCAAATCTTTTTAGGTACGTTTCTTCTTGGTCCTCTTTTACTTCGTATATCAATTGTTATACGAGACCCTGCAGGTATGATATAATCTATGTAAGTTCCCGGGTTATCAGGGTCTTCATAATCAACAGGATAATCTATAACCCTACAGTTTCGACCATTACTTTTTTTCTCTCCGTAATCAATCACAGGATTATCACCAACATCTGTATTAAAGTTGTTAGCCCTCATCTTCATATACGTTCCTGCAGGTACACTTTCTATAACTATACCCGAAGAATCAATAGGAGGTGGCTCTAAGAAATCTCTCTGTTGTCCTTTTTTCTCTAATACAGTTGTCCAAGTACATCTATCAACAGAGCCTGAAGTATCTGACTTTACAATTAACTCATCACCCTCTTGTATTTTCTGAGAATTTTGTCCTTCTAACAAAAAGTAATCTGCTCCTGACGTTGGGTCTCTAAAGAAAAAATTACTATAGATAACATCGTATGCTTCTTTGTCAGGCTTAATACAAAACTTATATCTTGTAGCCCATTCAGGCGCAATCTGCGTGTCAGGTATGGTTACTATAATCTCATTCTTTGTATCTGACAAAGCACAAGGTACGTGTATTGTATTGTTAGGGCTGACTAAAGTAGTTGATGAACGATTATAATCATCCATATAAACCATACCAACTTCGTAACCTCTGTTACTATGCAAACTTGAAGGGTCTCCAATTTCTTGAAATGAAGAATCAGCTTGAGTTATTTTGTAATATTCGTATACTGTTTGTGTTGGAGTTACCGCATCAAAAAATTCTACTGCAGGAATCTGTAAAGACAATATGTCTGAACCCGGTGAAGTTATAATTTCAATAGGCTGACCTACTGCAGATATACCTCCGTCTCTTTTTTGTAATGCATCTAAACTATTTTGAACAGAACAATAAAAAGCATCTGTAAAAGTAGTTCCATTACAAGATGTTGGTACACTTTCAATGTTAGTTGTAACACCAATTTTTTCTGCAAAATCTACAGAAGTTGCTAAAGCGTATACACTACTAAAGTTAACCGGTAGTATGTACGTAAAGTCAATATTTGTTTCCTGTGTTTGCTGACTTGGAAAAGGTGTTTGACCCGAAAAACTACTATGCTCAAATCTAAAAATAAAAGATAGTGCAGAACCTGCAACCAAATCTAAGTCCGTAAGGTCTATATTTAATACAGACTCAGGTATAGTTTGGTTAGTATCAATACTATAATTACCATCTGTTTGTGTTGACTCAAGGTCAACTAATCCTATATCTTGTGATTCTAAAGCTAATGTATACTCAAGTTTCGTTGGCACATTGTTTCTTGACAAAACATTACCCTCTACATAATTACCATAAACAAGTCTGTTACCCATTAAAGTTTGAGCCTGTGCTTTCAAAGGCACATTATCAAATAGTCTGAGTATTTCAGAGTCAGGAAGTATAGTAAATATTTTACTATTATTAAACCTATATGTGTATGTTGTATTATCTGCAAGACCTAAATCTTCTTTGTCAAGTTTTTCTATAATCTTTATTGTACTGCTATTCATATCTTTGAATAACAAGTCAATAGATTTTACAAGAGGACCTCCTGAGTCATACGTAATATCACACATATTTGTGCTATTAAGCATACCTGAATTCAAAGAAGTAATAGCGTTATACCTAAACGTATTTGGTATAAAAGAAGGGTTTGAAAATTGAGAAGTAGCTGAGTATTCTTTATCCTCATATCTATATCTATAAGCAAAACATATGAATCTATCTTCCAAGAAATTATCCTGAGAAGAAGTAATCAAAGGTTTTATTGAAGGCGCATTGCTTGGCGGTTTTTTTATAACAAGTATAGACTCTGCCGAAAAACCATCTAAGTTATTTACAGGGTTGCCATAATTTTTCTTAACATTAATTTGTCTTGGTTGATTATAGTCGTCTGTAAAATAAAGAAGGTCTTCTACTTTAGACACACCTGTTATTAGATAATCAAAGCTAAAGTTTAAAGTTGTCTCTAACCCTAAACCTATCTGCTGCATTACACTTATAAGGTGGTATGTTAAGATGTTTGTCTTAGTATCAAGAGATACAATCATATCCACAATTTGCAACGGTGCTCCCGGGTATTCAAATTGAGGGTCGTGAACAAACCAATATACAGTTTCCTCTGCGCCATCTTCAAAAGCACCAATACATCTTGCTGCTCCACTAAGAGGATTTCCATTAAACTCTAATGTAGATAGTTTTTCATTTCCCTTTGAGTTCTCTACTGTTCCTATTTCAGAACCTTCAGACGAACCCATACGAATATTTAGCGCATCAATGTACTCACCGTTTGGAACGATTCGCTCATCGAGCATTTTATTCATCTTACCCTTAATGAAATTCCTTGTTACGTTTGCCATATTACTTTATCCACTTATCAGCACCTCGCATATTCATTAACAATCTACCCGGATGGATATTACTGATTCTAATTTTTGCGTTTCTTAGAAGTGCTCCTTTTCTTTTTCTTGTTCGTGCTATGATATATTCCTGTACATTTAGTTTAGAACTAAGTATAGCATATTCAATAGCAGCATAGATATAATCTTCAAATAATTTATTTACAGAAACTTTTGAGTCGTCTCCATTTTCCATACCATCTGATACATATTCAAGTATAATTAAATTATCCTGTATACTTGAACTAAAGTTAATCACTCCTGCTTTCTTGTCTATTGTGAAAGTTGGATTAGCATTTGCCGTTTCTGTATTTAGTCCAAACCTTGCCCCTACTTCAAAATCGAAATACCAAGAACCATCTACATTGTATCCCGGCATCCCATTAAAGTTTGGGTTGTTTGCATCTAAATAAATACTTTTCTTTTGCCCATTAATTCTATCAAAATCAATATCAGAGAATTGTGGTTTTAAGACATTACCATTTACATCAAATAATATTCTACCTGTTTGGTCTTGAAGATAAGCTGATGAGGTCATTGTTTGAATGTTCTCAGTTAATGGATATAGTACACCATCTTTGTACATAGATATTCTAACCCAATTCACATAGTCGTCAGGAAGAATGTATCTGAGAGTTTCATTTACATTTAACTCTAACACTTTTATTTCTTTAAACGCATCGTAGTTTAATTCTTGTATTGCTCTCTTTGCGTGAAATAAAACCTTAAATCTTTCTTCGTTATTTATAAGGCTATGGTTACCTGCGTACATCAACATAAAATTATTGACGATATCAAACAAGGAAACATATTGATATGAACCCCAATTTTCGTTTTCAGGATTTTGACCTGCGTTTTCGTAATACTGATATTGTGATATGTATGCCATTAGTTCTCTTCTTGTGTGTTTTGTGTTTCTTCTGCTTGTGCAAATTGATAAACATCACCCTCTCTAATAGAGATACCTGCGTACTGCAAAATCTTAATAATCAAATTAACCTCATCATCTTGAGGTAATTCAAAGTTTTGAAAGTCAGGTTGGTTTTGGTCAAATACAGGTTCACCATTGGTTAACTGTAAGTACGTCCATCGTGGAGGTAAAGGATATCTAAAATACTGAGACATCACCTGACCAACAGATGTTAAAGTGTTCGGATATGCGCTTAACAATCCATTCTCCTGAGTGTATGCAGGATATTGTATAGTTGGGCTTGTAAGTATAGAGTTGTTTAGCATAGTTATTTTACTATGTGTAACCTTTTCTGCCTCTTGCATTTTAGAATTAGCCGCTATAATAGTATAGGACAATCCAATTGCGTTTATAAAGTTTCCACTAACGGTTATCTCCGTTGGTGAATCAATTGACAGAATGGTCAGGTATTGAACCCCTCCATTCTCAACTGCTGCTATATCTCCAACACTTACATCTATAGTAAAATCTGCGTTGGTATCAATGATTTTATTTTGACCACCAACTGTTGCAGTTGTTTGTCCCTCATCAATTATGGATTGATATATTAATACTTTATTAAGTAAATAGTAATCACTTCCTGTAGTTGAAGGAGATGGTAATGAATATAAATTATTCACCAATGGAGATGCAACAGGACTAAATGTATTTCCTCTTTGCGTGTATAGACCTGCGGTAACAGAAAAGTAATCTAACACTTCTTCTATACCTTTGCGTATGTCTGCTTCACCCGTTCCTGATTGACGAGCGTTCTCTTTATTTATCTGATAATTGTACTCATAAAAGTAATTTTCGAATATATCTAACTGAGCCTGTTTCGCAAATAAATTGAAATCTGATGGCGATAGATAACCGTAGTTATTCTTATTAAGTACAGACAGAACTGTATTTCTAACTGAGTTTATCATCG